CAAATCTTTCGATGATGTGAACTGTATTGATAGTTAAAGTTGAATTTGCTGGTAATGCGGCAAAGAAAGCTCCTGAAACGAAAAATGGGGAAGGAGTTAATCTTTGAGTTATGTATGGGTCAGAGGCTAAACCACCTCCCAAAGCAGTACTAATATATGCAAAATTTGATGTTGTTGTTGAGTCAAAACATTTAAGTAGTGAAATATCTTCATCATATGGATTATTGGTTTGGCGATTCATTGTACAAACAATATAGCAACCATCTTTCGCTTCCCATTGTTGAGCGCCTGGAATTCTCATAACTTCAGCAAGTGTTTCTGGAACTCTGGCTCCTGGGTACATGGGATAAGAAGCAGAATAATCAGCATTCGTGCTGGATATTAGGTTGCATACACCACTTGGGTAATAAGCATCGGTAGTACTGTCTCTATAGACAGTTACTGAACCTCCAACGCTTAATAGTGGGGTAGTATTGTGTATCTCCATACCTTTAGAGATTACTCTAGTTCTACCATTATCGAAGAAACTGGTAGATAAAGCACCACCATGTGTTGTGGTAGTAGAAATACTCAATGGTTGAGTCAAATCGGTATATGATCTAACAACAACTCCTCCTCTCCTGTAACTGGTAGGAGCCGTAGCATCGATTATGAAACCATTGGAATTAGGTACTGTTGGTGGAGGATACATTTGCCTTGCTTGTATTGTATGCTCAGTTTCTATATTATCCATGAAAATATGTACATTTTCGGCAATTCCTGATGTATTGTTGTAGGCAAAAGATTGTTTTACTACTTGTACTACAGAGTTTCCACTGATTAGATCTGGGAAACCGACGCCTCTACGAGGTGTGTCCGTAAACGGGTCTAGTACTTCTTCAAACCACTCTCTTCCTTCATGTGATATTCCAACTCTTTCTGTTAGATTATGAATCTTCTTTTCTGCGTGTTGTATCTTTTCTATATCTTGATGTTCCATCCCTATGGAGTTCTAATGGCCTCGGAGTTAGGCCAGGGCTTCTATACGTAACTGAAATTAACTGCGTCATGCCAAATCTTGTATCTTTCAATATTGAAATCCGGTATATACAATTTGGTGGGCTTTGAAAGATCGGTGACGACTCCATATTTTTGATAATAATCCTTAGCATCGTTATGTATTAGCGGCATTATTTCTGGTATGATCAAAGGTTGCAATGTTTGAAGATTATCTAAGTAATTTTCTATTCTGTATTGTTGGTCTATTGTTATTTTATATAAATGTTGTACTAAGATTCTTGTGTTTATGTGTATTTCTTTATCAAATATTCCATTATCTTTATATTCTTTCCACATTTCTTGATTTTCATCTTTTTCGTATGCATTAAATTTTTGTTTCCTAAATGTTTTATCTAGTTTATCTTCTGTAATCATGTTTGTTACTCTTAATCCGTATTTTGCTAAACTTACTAAAATTGGACAACCTGGATATTGATATAATAAACTTAAACTTTTACATCTAAGTAGAGACAACTTTGTATATTTACTAGCGTAAACGTACTGTCTTGTTGAGTAGCCAAAAGACATTAGCGCGTCAATCGGATCGCACACATTATCTTTTACCTCTTCATCAAAAACCAGTCCGCAAAAACTAGCATAACTAATTCTTTCGGGTGTCTCTAACTTAATTATTGCTCCTAAATCTGAATAGTCAGTGTCTGCTGGTATTGTTCCGTTAATTCCTACTATTCCGTCATCTCCTTCGAAGAAGGCATCATATTCTCTATTTCCGTTTTCCTCTAAAAGGAAAAATGTTATTAGCATATTCATCAGTCCATTTGCTTCGGAAGTATTCATCTCTCCTGACATTCTTTTACAAAAAAGATCAAAAGTGAAAAATTTGTTCTCTATTCTATTTCTTCCTTGCATTCCTCTTCTTATTAAATTTAATATCTGATCTTTTAAAGGGTGACCTTTTAAGAAGTAAGAATACACCTGATACTCTATAGCCATCAGTTCTCTAACAAATGTTGCTTCGAATTTACTAAAATCTGTACAAAATACTTTTTCAAAGTTCATTAATTTCTCATAAATTTTATCTGGTCTATCTTTCATTGATATTTTCTTAATGAACCATGGGCTACTAAAGATTTTTTGACCCAACTTTTTAAAGAAAGGTCCAACTAAAGTTTTATACTCATCAGTT